CCCATGATAAGATATGGGTTTGTTGTACCTATGACATTGACACCAAAGAAGTAAAGACATGGACAAGCGCACAAGACTTCAAACAATTCATACAGAAAGCTCAGTTAGTAGTAGCACACAACGGGATATGCTTCGACTTTCCAGTATTGAACAGGATCTGGAAGACTTCGATCAAGCTGAACCAAGTGCAGGATACACTGGTTATGTCAAGACTGTCAAACCCAAGCAGAGATGGGGGACACAGTCTAGCAAACCTCGCAAAGCTAGTAAACCGAACCAAGAAGGAGTTCGCAGATTTCGAGGGCGGCCTGAGCGATGACATGATTTATTACTGCCAGGAAGATGTACGAATCTGTGGTGATTTGTATCTCTACCTGCAGCGTGAGCTAAAAGGTTTCTCTGAACAATCTATTGAGTTGGAGCACAAGGTCCAAGCTATTGTTGCTAGGCAGGAGCGTCATGGTTTTAAACTAGATACAGTCAAGGCACAGTGCTTGCTTGGCAGGTGGAAGCGTAGGTTGTCTGACATTGAGGAAGAATTGCAAAAAGTATTTCCTCCGATTATTACGGAACGAACAAGCGAAAAAACCGGAAAGAGACTTAAAGACGATATCGAAATCTTTAACCCTGGATCGAGGCAGCAGATTGCCAAGCGCCTGATGGATCTGGGGTGGAAGCCTACTAAACACACTGAGAAGGGAGCAGTGGTTGTTGATGAAACAGTCCTGGATGGAGTTGATATACCAGAAGCAAAGCTCATTGCCGAGTACCTATTGCTTCAGAAACGGGTGGCTCAGGTTGAGTCATGGATTGAGTTTGTATCTGACGAACACAGGGTTCACGGTAAGGTCATCACCAACGGGGCAGTCACAGGTAGGATGACACACCACAGTCCTAACATGGCACAGGTCCCTAGTAGCTCTAGTCCCTGGGGTGTCGAGTGTCGTGATTGCTGGACAGTAGATGAGGGTAAGACTTTAGTTGGCGCTGATGCAGCTAGTCTTGAATTGCGTATGCTTGCACATTATATGAAGGATGAACAGTATGCTAGAGAAATCGTTGAAGGTGATATCCACACCAAAAACCAAACTGCGGCAGGTCTTCAGACTAGAGCGCAAGCAAAGACATTTATCTACGCTTTACTATACGGGGCAGGACCTACCAAGATCGGGAAGATTGTTGGTGGTTCGGCGAAGGAAGGACAGGAACTCATCAGTAATTTTCTTCGGAACACTCCGGCTCTCAAACATCTTAGAGAAAAGGTTGAACGCTTATCAGAAAAAGGGACGCTTCCAGGTCTTGACGGTAGGCAATTACAAGTTCGCTCCGCACACGCAGCACTTAACACGCTACTCCAAAGTGCTGGTGCGATAGTGATGAAGCAGGGGTTAGTATTGTTGGATAGTAAACTGAGGAAGTTTGCACCAAGCGCACAATTCGTAGCCAATGTACATGATGAGTGGCAAATTGAATGCGATGAGGCTGATGCAGATTTAGTAGGTGAGTTAGCAGTTAGTAGTATCAAGGAAGCAGGACAGGTATTAGGGTTACGCTGCCCATTGGATGGCGAATATAAGAAAGGAAAAACATGGGCAAACACCCACTAGACAAAGACGATGAATTCTGGGCTGATATGGAAGATGTAGTATTCCTGTGCATAAAGAAGGACAGAACAGTTAGTATGAAGACTTCTGTTAAAGATATGGAAGATTTAAAATCTATCTTTAGTACAGCCTTTATGATGGCCCTGTTTCACGATATGAAATCATCACCAAAAGATGTTGACAAGTTGCACTAATGTGCTATACTATTTGTGTAGTTATTTTATAGGAGAAGTAAATGGAACTTAAACCGCTTAAAGTACAGGCAGAGATTATGTGGGCTTTCCTGGATACGCCTAACCAGCTATCGGGTAAGTACCAAGTAGACCTCTGTAACCTTACCAAAGGCGCTATTGAGGCCCTGAAGTCGATGGGTGTAGAGGTGCGTAGTAAAGCTGATCAGCCTGAGAAAGGTAGCTTTATTACTGCAAAGTCTGTTAACTATCCTATCAAGACAGAGGATTCAGATGGTAATCCTATCTCTGTTAAGGTAGGTAATGGCAGCAAGGGTATCGCACTGCTTAAGCCTTACGAGTATTCGTATAAAGGCAAGAAGGGTGTTGGTGTTGGTATTAATAAACTGGTGGTGACTGACCTCGTAGTATATGAGGGCGAAGCTGTCGCTGCTACTGATGATGTACTGTAAAGGAGATAGTATGGCTACTGCAAAAAAGAAAGCAACGGCGGCTAAACTTGCATTTAATGTTTCGCCTATTGAGTCCTCGTTTGAGGTTGCTGTTCCTGGTGTTGGTGTGCTTGGATGGGACGAGACATTCCGTTTCTCTGTCGGAGCAGATGGTACTGTAACCATCAACGACAACGAGTTTAGCAGCAAAAAACAAGCTGCTCAAGCTCTTGAAGCGATGTCTGCATTTCTGAAGAAGTAATGCTAGCACTTATCGATGCTGACATTGTCTGCTACAGAATTGGATTTGCATCTGAGGATGTCAGCGATAAGATATGTCTAGCTAGATGTGCTGAGTTTATGGAGGAGCTTGTGATGAAGCCTTGGGTAGGAGACTACCAGGGCTATCTCACTGGCTCTGACAACTTCCGCAAAGAGATAGCAGTAACAGCGCCGTATAAAGGCAACAGAACACAAGACAAGCCCAAGCACTATGACTTGATTAGGGAGTACTTAGAGAAAGCCTGGGGTTGTGAAATAGTACAGGGACAAGAAGCTGACGATGCAATTGGCATCAGGGCTTACGAGTTTGAAGACATTGAAGATTATGTTATCATGTCTATCGACAAAGACCTTGACATGCTGAGAGGTTGGCATTATAATTTTATTAAGGATAAAAAATATTTAGTTGATGATCAGCAGGCTATCAAACATTTCTATACGCAGATTCTTACTGGCGATAGGGTTGATAATATTGTTGGTCTAAAAGGTGTTGGGCCTAAGAAAGCTGAGAAGATTTTACAAGACTGCGATACAGAAGAGGATATGTACAAGGCAGTACTGGAGGCATATGACAACGATGAAGAACGAGTATTAGAGAACGGACAACTTCTATGGATACGAAGAAAAGAAAATCAGATTTGGTCACCAGCCCTCTTCAGTACATTCAGTGGGTAGATGCAGTCGCTGATGTGGAGTGGCAAGAAGATGTCAAAGCTGAGGTTCATTCATGTCACACAATTGGATGGGTTATTGATGAGAACGATTCAGCGATATGCATTGCTAGCACAGTTAGTATGGACAACAGCAACGCCCGTATGCATATACCTAAGCAGTGGATTAAAGTAAGAAAGGATGTATCCCTTGAAACCGAGCAGCGCCAAGTCCAAAGGAAGACACCTGCAAAAGTGGGTAAGAGATCTAATACTTGCCAAGTTCGACCTGGAGCACGATGATGTACGCTCAGTTAGTATGGGCGTGTCGGGAGAAGACTTGTTACTTAGTCCAGCAGCCAGACGGAAGTTACCAATCAGTTTGGAATGCAAGTCCAGAGCAGCTATCTCAGTATACGGTTATTACGAACAAGCAAAAACAAATGCAGGAGGACACGAACCTGTCGTTGTTATTAAACAGAATCGGTCCAGCCCTCTTGTAGTCGTTGATGCTGAATACTTTTTTGATTTACTAAGGAGCAAGCATGAGTAATGTATATCGATTCATCTATGATTCAGAGAAAGGTGAAGGTTATGGGACTTGTCCTGAAGCAACCACCATTAAGACCCGCCACTACTTTGAAGACGGAATTACTTGGGTTCCTATCCTGTGGCAGTTTTGTAAATTTCTAGAAAGCACTGGTTATGTGGGTGTATGTGGTAGAGTTCTTATTAAAGATCCATACGGCATAGAGGCTAACACGCATCTGTTTGAAACTATTGGTCCTGATGATGTTATTGTTAAGACTGAGGAGCAAGACGAGGAAGAGGAAGAGGAAGAGTAATGGCTGTTCATTGTGTGATACCAGACTGTCAGGTAAAAGACGGTGTTGACTTATCTTATCTGACATGGGTTGGAAAATATCTAGCAGAAAAGAAACCAGATGTGATTGTGCAGATTGGAGATTTTGCTGACATGCCTAGCCTCTCCAGCTATGACATAGGTAAGAAGAGCTTTGAAGGGCGTAGATACAAGACAGATATTGAAGTAACCAAGAAGGCTATGGAAATGCTGCTTGCACCAATTAAGGAATACAATGAGAGAGCACGAAGAAATAAGGATAAGCAATACCGACCAAGAATGGTTCTCACCCTTGGAAACCATGAAGAAAGAATTTCCAGGGCTATCGAAGGAGATCCTAAACTTGATGGAACTATTAGTCTCAGTGACCTTGAGTACGAACGTAATGGTTGGGAAGTTATACCGTACCTTGAGCCTATTGTTATTGATGGGGTTGTGTACGCTCATTATTTTACTTCTGGCGTTATGGGGCGTCCTGTAACATCTGCTGCTGCGCTGCTATCCAAGAAGCATATGAGTGCTGTGATGGGTCATGTACAGAATCGTCAGATAGCATACGCTAACTGTGCTGATGGTTCACAGATCACTGGATTGTTCAGTGGCTGCTGCTACCTGCATGACGAGGATTATCTAGGCAGTCAGGGTAACAAGTACTGGCGTGGTATCTGGATGCTACACGAGGTAAACAACGGTAGCTTCGATGAGATGCCTGTGTCCCTAAACTATCTAAGGAAAAAGTATGAGCATTGATAATGCAACACCTGAAGAGTGGAATCGAGCAGTGTGGAAACAACCGTCTACGCTGAAGGACTACATCAAGTCTAAACAGATTGGAGGCAATCACTACAAAGGAAGTATAGAGCCTTGGGAAGCGATGTTAGCGTGGGGCTTAGATCCCTGGTCCTGTAATGTAATCAAGTATGTGCAGCGCCATCGTAAGAAGAACGGTAAAGAAGATTTAGAGAAGGCCAAGCACTATCTAGAATTTATGATTGAAAACTACGATGCCGTTGGTGACAAGTACTACAAAGATTGACTGGTCTAATGCTGATAGGGACTACAAAAAAGGACAGAACCTAATTCGCAAGGGCGACTGGGCAACAGGCTTTAAACTGCACGAGCTTAGAGCCTTGCCTGATGCCTTCTGGAATCCTACTGCTAAGTTCCCTGGAGTCAGGACTAACTTTGACAGAGCACCTATCTGGATGCCAGGACAAAGCATCAAAGGCCGTAATGTAATCATCTGGTCAGAGGCTGGTTGGGGAGACATGATCCAGTTCTCTCGATTCATTCCGCTGATTAAGCAACTGTCCAGTGGTGTGCATTGCGTCTACCCAGATGCTATCTCAGGGCTTCTAAAGCGCATGGATAAGTCAATAATGTACAGCCAGCAGACTAGAGACTGTCCTCCTAGTTCATACAGAGTTAAGATGATGTCGATGCCTTATCTCCTGATGGAGCATGGAGTTATCGAGGCAAAGCCTGTAGACCGCTGGTATGGTGCAGAGGGACTGTATCGTAATCCTGATATAGTCAAACCTGTACGGCCTAAGCCACTCATAGGAATCTTCTACAGCACAGACAACAAGTCATGGAACATGGCTGCAAAGCAGATACCGAAGGATATAGTAGATGACTTCGTAGCCAGACATCCAGAGTTTGACTTTGTGTCCTTGCAGTTAGGCGAAGGCTTCCTAGACAGTCCTGTCTGGACAGCAACCGCTGATAAGCTACAGACCCTGGATGCAGTTATCTCTGTGGACTCAGCAATTGCCCACTGTGCCGCTAGCGTGGGTGTCAAGACCCTGGACCTAATAGGTGATGAGACAATGGCGTGTTGGCGCTGGTATCCAGTCTCAGAGGCTACTTATTGGTATGACCATATGACCACAGTCTGGTGGGATAATTACGCAGACTGGGATACTGGCCTGGAGAAGGCATTAACTTATCTGGACAAGCCTGTAGTAAAAAAACGTGGACGACCTAAGAAAAGTGTGGTATAATATATGGCCCTGACATTAGAAGAGATCAAAGAAAGGATGAAAAGATGGGATGAACTGTCCCTAATTGAGGAGTTATCAATTCGGTCTGAGGATATAGTAGAACGATTTGATGATATAATAGAAGAGCAAGCGGATAGATTAGAAAAACTTGTACACTGGGAAGAATTATAATATGGATTACTATCAACAATTTATTGCTAAGTCACGATATTCTCGCTTCCTGCCTGAACTAAACAGGCGTGAGCACTGGCACGAGTCTGTCAATCGATACATGGTGTTTATGTATATGCACCTGCAAGACAAACACAACTACAAGATGTCTGATGATTTGTATAAAGAAATCAAAGACGCAATCATCAACCTGGAAGTTATGCCTTCGATGCGTGCTATCATGACTGCAGGCAAGGCGCTAGAGCGTGACAACACTGCTGGCTACAACTGCAGCTATCTTCCTATCGATGACCCTAAAGCCTTTGACGAGGCCATGTACATCCTGCTATGTGGCACAGGAGTAGGCTTCTCTGTGGAGCAAAAGTATGTTAATGAACTACCTGAAGTGCCGGACCAGTTGTTTACTTCTGAAACTATTATTTCTGTTGCAGACTCGAAAGAAGGATGGGCCAAGGCATTACGCCAACTCATCGCTCTACTATACTCTGGGGAAATTGCAAAGTACGACCTTAGCAGGATCCGTCCCGCTGGAGCCAGACTCAAAACTTTCGGAGGTAGAGCTTCTGGACCAGGGCCTTTGGATGAACTTTTTAGATTTGTTATTGACAAGTTCCGAGGAGCCGTTGGTAGGAAACTCACATCACTTGAGTGTCATGATATTCTCTGCAAAATCGGGGAAGTTGTTGTTGTGGGTGGAGTCAGACGATCAGCAATGATTAGTCTGTCAGACTTAGAAGATGATAGGATGCGTCATGCAAAATCAGGAGATTGGTGGACACACAATGGACAACGAGCACTCGCTAACAACTCAGCAGCTTACGTTACTAAACCAGATATTGGACAGTTTCTTTCTGAATGGACAAGCCTTTATAACAGTCACTCTGGAGAGCGTGGTATCTTCTCACGAGCCGCAAGTAAAAGTCAGGCTAAGAAAAACGGGAGGCGCAATGGAGATTTTGACTTCGGTACTAACCCCTGTTCAGAAATCATACTACGACCATACCAATTCTGTAACCTTACAGAAGTCGTTGTACGGGCAGAAGATACTCTAGAGTCACTATCTAGAAAAGTTCGAGTAGCAACTATCCTGGGTACATTCCAGTCTACGCTGACGCACTTCCCATATCTGCGTAAGATTTGGAATAAGAACACAGAAGAGGAGCGACTGCTTGGTGTGTCTTTCACTGGTATTCTTGATAACAAATGGATGGGAGAGGTAAGTGACAGCACTGCGAAAGCTCTTGAACAGCTACGGGAAGTTGCCGTTAGCACCAACGCAAACATTGCAGCAACTCTGGGAATCCCTGTGTCTGCTGCTATTACTTGTGTTAAACCTTCTGGCACTGTGTCTCAACTTGTTAATTCTGCCTCTGGTATTCATACTAGACATAGTGACTATTATGTTCGGCGTGTTCGTGGCGACAAGAAAGACCCGCTGACTAAGTTTTTGACAGAAGCAGGTATTCCTACTGAGGACTGTGTGATGCGTCCAGACAGCACTGCTGTGTTTTCCTTCCCAGTGAAAGCACCAGATAATGCTAGGACTCGTGAGCACTTAACTGCTTTGCAGCACCTGGACCTGTGGCTAATGTATCAACGGCACTGGTGTGAGCACAAGCCTTCTGTCACTATCTCTGTTAAGGAAGATGAGTGGATGGATGTTGGAGCGTGGGTATGGAGGAACTTCGATGAAATCTCTGGTATATCGTTCCTGCCTTGGGATGGAGGCACTTATCGTCAAGCACCTTATGAGGAGTGCAGCAAAGAGCAGTATGAGGAACTTCTTGCTAAGATGCCTAGCGATATTGCATGGGATAATCTTAAGGAAGAAGATGATAATGTTGAAGGAGCACAGACCTTAGCCTGTGTAGCGGGGCATTGCGAAATATGAAAATGGAATTAAGTTTAATTTCTGGTATAATGATGGGCTTTGAATTTGTCCAAGACCCAGAAGACGGTACAAACTACTTTGTAGTAGACTTCTTGTTTGTCCGTGTTCTATTTGGATGGTAGACTTTATGCTAAAATTTAGTACAATGTGCTCATTTATTATTTAAATGATAGCTTTATGCTAAAATTTAGCACGATCATGCTCATTTTAGGTATAGAGCCATCTCGTCTTTCCTGCGCTTGACCAATCCAGGTAGCTCTTTGCCGCCTGCTTTGGTCCAAGCCATGAAGGCTTCTGCTGCACCTTCATATTCTCCACGGTTGTGTTTCATCCTTATTGTGGAGCGTTGGAGATTGCCGAGGCCAACATTGAAAGAGAAGGAAACGAGGCTGTCAAAGCGAGACTGAGTAAGACCAGAAGGACACAGTCGTAGTACGCCTCGCTCGAACGTAGCCAAGTCGTTGGATAGTATGTCGTCCACTTCTGCCATTGAAAGGGTTCTGTCCCATCCTGGTGGGATTGGTATGTTCTTTCGCTCATCTAGCTTTACTCCAATATGTGATGGGTCAATGACATGACCAACGCCAACAGTCCATAGAAGTGCAGGACAACGATAAGGGCGAGTCCTAACGCCTTCATGATGCTTTATCATGTCGATGCATTCTTTTGATACTTTCATTTCTTAAAGCTCTGAGTACCAAACCAGAAGGCAATCACGCTTGAGAAGATGATGGCGCTGTCCTCATCCCAAAGGATTGACATAGCCTGCTCGAAAGGTACACCAGTTTTCCAGGCATAGAAGAATCCAAAGATGTTGACAAAGAGCAACATCACGAACATACCATAAGTAATCAATGGACGTACTGATGCACGCAGGTTAACAACCCACTGCGAGGCTCCTTTACCAATCTCGATGTCATGTGCATACAGGGCTTGTCGTTCCTGCACTGCTGTCTGCATGGCTACTTGGTCTGTCCTAATCTCCTCGATTTTAGCTTGTGCTAAGAAGCCACGCTCTGCCATCTGTAGCTCACGCTCAGTCTGCATACGAGCCATCTCAAGCTCATGCTTCTTGTCTGACCTGTCTTGGAAGAAGTCTAGGAACTTGGGCAGACCGCCCATGAGGAAGGACACAAGAGTAGATAGAAGTGTAATCATTACATTAGCCCCATGAATTTAAACACACCATACACACACCCAGATACAACCAATATCCAAAACATCTCTCGTCTTGTCTCCATGCGCTTGCGGTAGAAATCATCGTTTAACTCTAGGTGCTGCTTACGCATCTGCGTGATAAGAGACTTGACCTCAGAGACAGCAGCCCTGCCATACTCCTGCTCAATCTGCCTGTACATCTCCTGCTCTGCGTCCCTAATCTGCCTAATGATTTTGTATTCTTCATAGGCAGTCATGAACATCATGTCACCACGGCGTTCAATCTGCTGCTGCTTACGCTTCCAGGCTAGTCTGGCTTTGGCTTCTTCGTCTAGGAAGGCATTGACTTCGTTAGCAGTTTCCTTAATTTCCCTGCCAATTTGTACAGCTTCTTTTATTCCAGAGAGTGCAGCCCTGGCTGTTTGTGCTGGATCACTCACCGACCTCTATGCCTTTACCGAGTAGTCGCTTTCGCTGAAATTCTGCTGCAAATTCTGGATTGCTATTGTACTGCTCAACCAGAATCTGATTAGTGGCTGCTCGTCTAGCTCTTTCTGCTACACGTTTCATCAATATATTCTTAGTTAACTTATTAGAATTTTGATATAAAGGTGTATTGATTAGCTGGTTTAGTTGACTCTCTACTAATTCGCCAGATACTTTGGCATACCTTTCATAAG